GATAATTAGTATTACTGTTGCCCAACTCAATAAAGAACAAAATACTGTAAGAAATACATCTCCCCAAGTATTGTTAGTTTCCTTTTTACCTCTTAATCTTTTTATTAAGACATAAGATACTATAAATCCTAATATGTATAAGTAAATCATAATGTGTTAGTTTTTAGTTAATTAAATAAATACAAGCGTGTTCAGCCTTAATTACTTTGTTACTTAGACAATAAACATACAATCACAGTCTACGTTTTCTGTTTCATACCACCATGTCATATCACAACATAAGTCCCCTCTTTAAACCATTAGGTACTTGTATTTCATCTTCATGATGTTACTGGTAATCACCCCAGTTGCACAATGTTGTTATATAGCCTCGATTCTTGGCAATCTTCAAACAACTACTACAACAATATTACTATTGTTGAGGCATTTTACTAATCGTTATCAGAATTTCTTCTTACACACCCGCTTTTCAAATGCTGCCACCACATACTTTACTTAGATTATATTACAAGTACAAAAACTAATCACTAGAATCGTCTTGTGTTTTCAAGTATGCTTTACAATTCTCTACCAACTGACAATTGTCATGTACCTTTGAATTGGTATGAATTATTAACTAACCACAGATCTTACGAGATGTGGCTGAGTACATTTAACTGACGGATAAATTGCTGTGAGAGCTTTTGCCCGTTGTGTAATTATTTAGTGGTTATACTGTTTCGTTTTAATTAGGGTTTTATACCTTTTAATAGCTTTTGATATGTTATTCCTCTAGCGTGTAAAATTGTAGCAGCTCCTTCATGAAAAGATTTCATATGCGGTTCAGTTGCCATTAATCGATCTTTGCTAACTTTTACAATCATTCTATCATTAGTATCTATAAGACCTTTTAACATGTCAAGAGCATTTGCACTACTTTCTAGTAATTGTGCTGCAGATAATAAAGCAATAGCCTCATCAATAGCTACCTTGTCTGTTTTACCAACAAGTGGCTTGAGATCAGATAGTCTCTGTATTATTTCCGGTGTTGTCATGATGTGGTAAGTATTAGATGGTAATAAATGCCCCAACCACAGATCTTACGAGATGTGATTAGTTATTTTATGCTACACCATCATTCCATTGACCAATTATTAATGATCCTTGACTTCTGTTACTTGGGTTATTATAAGCAAACATTAAGTCTTTACCAGGTATATAGTTTTTACAGATTAATTCTATGTACTTAGAATGCTCAGGTCTAATATTAGTCTTTGTTACAACGAGATCAACTAAAAGAACGTGTTCGAATGTGATTCGTTTTCTTGTATCTGGTGGTTGTTCACCTATTACTATGCATTTTATTGCCATGATGTTTGTTATTTTAGTTATACGTAATTAGGGATAGTTTTACCTAATTTCAATGGTTTGACTACCATCATTGAGTTCTACCTGCTCAAGTAGAATGCGCATCTCTCTTTTTCTACACCTGGTATTACTTACAAGTAATAGCGGTGCAAAGCTTCTTTTGATTGTTTAGTATGCCTGGATTCATTTAGCCCAGGACTTTGTATGGGACTGTCTTACACCTTTTTAATTATCAGTTTAACAATCTCTCTTTTTGAGTACTGATAGGTGGAAATTGGTTTAAGTAAGTATCAACCAGATTTCTGCATTCTCGCGTAGGAAGGGTCTGGAGCAGTAACTACATTTACTCCACCCTCATTTAATTAAGTATTGATTTTCATAATGTTAATGCAATAGCTGTGATACTCAGTTATTTCAGTCGCCTTTACATCAAGGTATTGGCCTATTTCTAGGTTGCTCGAAGACTGCTTTGTACCACAACTATGCATTGAATTTACTTGCTTAACAGCTCCACCATCTCTGGCTTCAAGGCTTACAAGTTTGCTGTTCAATGCTTTACGCACCACCTCTAGCATAGTTCAAGGTGTTAAGTTATTGGTTTTCATAAGATTATCCTAATTTATTACACGCAAATCACTGGCGTGAGCAATAAGAACCTTACCTAGAATAGGAAATCAGTAGTCTAAGCTGATTTTATCGGTGAATTAACTAGGATTGCTTAAAATTCTTTTTCTATGTACTCACATGATGTAAGTATTGAAGCAAATGCACCAACAGCACTACATACGTATAATACAACCATCAGTGGGAAGGTTGCTGTACTAATTAGTGTTGCTTCAAATAACCATGCAAAGAACAAGGTTAATGAGTAATCTACTAATGCGTAGAATACTAATAAGAATGCTATTACTATTGGGTATAGTAAGCACTTTGTGATTGGGCTTAATGAGCTCATTGTGTTAGGTATTAGTAGTTCACAAATGGTACTATTACCAAATGTAACTTATCACCTAAATTGTCTAAAGGATGATAATTAGTGATAACATCAGACTTAGCATAGATATTATTACCACAAATGTAATGTGTAGGACTCTCATCTGTTACGAGTTCCATACGATTTCCTGTTGAAATGTATTGTTTCATTGTTATAAGTGTTAGGTTATGTCATTGGCTACTAATTGGCTCCAATGGAGCTAGTAAGTGTGTATTTGCTATACATTGCGGCTTATGCAAGTGGTTTTTGGTTATGTCATTGGTTACGATGTGGTTGGGAGAAAGGGTACACACTCTTACGAGTGCATACCCTAACTGATTAGCTAATGATTGGGGCCTTTTCCTCCACTTTCACCAATCCAAGATATTCAAAACCATAAGTTTCGACCTCTTCTTTACTAACGTTACCGTCAGCGTCTTTCTTTTCTACCTCCAAAGTACGCTTTGCAACTTTGAAACGAAATTCCGTTCCTTTCGGGTGCAATTCACCTAAAATGAAGTAGTTTTTACTATCGTACGAAAACTGATAAGCCTTATACGCCCCATCACCCGCGCGAGTTTTGCGTAGTTCACCAATTCCCGTAAATGTACCAATTAGCACATTACCCTCAAGAGGTTTCAAGTCGTCAGGTACTCTCATTCCTGAGCCGGATTTAATCTCTAAACCGAATTCAGCAGCTATCTTTTCAGCTGCTTTCATAGACGTACTATCGTTGAACGATAGCGTGTTAAACACTTTTCCCATTTTCTTAGTTTTTATGACTGTTAAATTGTAAGTTAAACCATAACAAGACCACCCTTGCCAGGCAAGGTCAGTAAGGGGGTAGTTGTTTTGGGGTGGCTCACACTCAGACATTTATAAAAAATTTTTAATTTTCTGAAAATTATTTTTTTTAAAAAATTTGGATTTTGCATTTTTTATACGTATCTTTGTAGAATGGAAAAAGAAACACCTAGACAAAAGTTCGAGAGGGAACTAAAAGAAAAACAAACCGCTCATTTAGAGGGGGTTAGAAAAAGGCTTGAGGATAATTGGACACCTTGTAAGCACGATCAGTGTACTGAATGCTTTGGGACCTCAATTAAAAGGGATGGTACAGCTTGTAGTCACTACTTGGTATGTAACTGTCCTAAATGTTCAACATCGCTTGGAAAGGCATATAGTCCTTTTAGAAGCTTTCCTAAACCTAATAGTTATTAAAAAAACATAAAATGAAAAAAGATCAATCAGACAGGCTAACACCCTTAGGACGAAAGCAGAAAATTCTATTCGTCTGTAAACAACGACACACCTATTCAGAGGAGTACTCAAAAGAAGTGCTAACTTCCTCAGGATTATACAATTCCGCTAACTTTGTGGTACAGGAACTCAACTCCATTGGAGTACCATCGAAGCTAGTAGATGTTGTGGATAATAATGATATTGATAGGGAGGTGTCCTTATTTAAACCAACCATGGTTATCATCGAAGCTTTATGGGTAGTACCTGAGAAGTTTGATGTCCTTAGTAAACTGCATCCTAATGTTAAATGGGTGGTTAGGCTTCATTCTAAGCTACCTTTCTTATCAGGGGAAGGTAATGCTATGGACTGGATCTTCCGCTGTGCTGAGAAGGATAACGTGTATATTGGAGTGAATTCTAAGGAGTTAGATTATGACCTTAGTAGAGTACTACCAGCGAGTAAGATCCTTTACTTACCTAATGTTTATCCTATCCCACTTAGAAGAGATTGGGTTAATGTGTTTAAATCTGAAAAAAAGCAGTTAAAAATAGGAGGATTTGGAGCTATCAGGCCGTTAAAGAATCAATTAATGCAAGCTTTTGCAGCCATTACGTATGCTGAGAAGAAAGAAGCTGAGTTAACCTATTACATCAATACAGGAAGAGTTGAGGGGTATCAAGCTAAAAGTATCCTTAAGAACATAAGAGATCTATTTGCAAGATTTCCGCAACATAAGCTAGTGGAAGTGGGTTGGTTAGAGCATGAGGACTTTTTAAATCTAGTCCGCCAGATGGATCTAGGTATGCAACTAAGTTATTCTGAGACGTTTAACATCGTAGCAGCTGACTTTGTTAGTTGTTATATACCATTTGTTGGTAGTAATGAGATAGACTGGTTGTATAGCGGTGATGTGTTTAATGTGAATAACTTGGAATATATCCATGCTGCTATGAACAGGGTTATTGATAAACGCTACATAGAGCAGAATCGCCTACAGTTAGAGGTTACATCTCATAAGAATTTACTAAGCTGGGTTAAGATGCTTAATAATTTTTATAACTAAGAATCAAGCAGTTAACAAAAAACTTTAAAATAAATTTGGATTTAGGTACGGAATGTTGTATCTTTGTATCCGGGTTGAATCCTTCAAAAGTAAGGGTTACCCACCTAACCCCTAAGGTTTAGCCAGGCAATCGAATTGCGGTAGGGGTTCTAAATATGGTCAGTGTCTGAGGGGATCTAGCTAGAGATGAATCAGGAAACAGCCAGGGACAGTAAACCATCGAATAGATGTGAGGAGCCCGTTAAAGATAAGCAGCTTGCCCAAGAATAAGCTAGGAAGAGATTGAAATGCCTTGGGGTACGGTGGAACGGATTAACAACCCGTGGACGACTTGCGGAGTGAAGCTTTAACTAATGCTAGTGTAGTCAGGAAAATTGACTAAGGGCTAGCTATGTTTAATTCACTAGAACGGTTAGCTAACCAGTTAATAAGGAAAAAAGAATATGTATAAGGTTAAAGTTGGTAAGTCAGCATTGTTTAGAGAGTATCTGTTATGGTTAGATCCATTACTACAGCTCACTCAGATTGAGAGAAATATACTAGCTAGTATTATTACTCTACATCATGCTCATAGAGATTACAATGAGGAAACGTTAAATTCTCTGTTGTTCTCTGAAGAAACACTGACAGTTATTAGGAAAAAACTTAGGCTTGGAATTAAAGCCTTTGACGAGGGTATAAAAAGTTTACGAACAAAGGGGTTTCTGCTTGAGAAGGCGGTTGCCCCTAAGTTTGTTAATTACCCTAAAGATAACAAGTTTAGAATTGAGGTAGAATTCGAAGTTATATGAAAGTAATCTATTACAAATTCCATACACTAGAGGACTTCTTAGGAGCCCTAAATATAGTTGAAGATGATATCATGGAATATATCGCTGGTAAGCCAGGCTTCAATGCTGAATATAAACCCTCAATAGCTGAGGATGATAATTATCTAATAGAAATACTCATTTATCATGATCTTGAAGAGCAGTGATTACCACAAGAGATTACAAAAAGAGTTTGGGCTAACCCAGAGGCAAGTAGAAAGTATTACTGTCTTTCCTTTTAAATTTGTTGCGGATGCTGTTAGGAAGAAACAAGATATTTCAATTAGACTTAATGATTTCCTTATGTTCCATATAAAAAATAGACACAAGAAACTATATGAAGCCAACCAAGCTAATAGAAATAATGAAGGCGTATGCCTCGATGGTGAACCCAACGGAGGAACAAGCGAGGATAGCGGAGAAGAGATTGGAGGTATGCTCCAGTTGCCCACTGAAGAATGACAATAATATTTGCACTGGATGTGGCTGCTGGGTTCCAGCAAAGGTTTATACACCTGACCCACTCGAGTGTCCTGAAAAGAAATGGGAGGAATAGTATGTTAAAATATTTTCCATACCTAACCGATATCTATAAGGAGGATAAGAACGGAGATCAGAAGCTTGTAAAGAAGGATGTGGTCCGTACAGCCCAAATAGAAACAGATTTCATTGATGATATAACAGAATACATTGATGATAAAGGAAAGGTAGATCCTAATAAATCTATCATATTACATGAAAGACTTGGTACTTTAATAGTACCTATATCCACAAAGGAACTATGGTTGGAACGTGAAAAGAACTACCACATAGTTATACAAGGCTTCAAAATTGAAACAGAAAATGAAACAAGAACAAGCAAAAGAACAATCAAAAAACGAGTCATTAAACGACCGAGTAAAACAGTCAGTAAAGGTAGCAGGATCAAAAGTACTACTAGAGGTTCTAAGAATAGAAGATAATGGATTAATAACATTAAGCGATCAACAAAAGAATTATGAGACTTTTTTTCCCATTATCTTAAAAGGAGAGCAAGTACATACATTTGAAGTAGGGGACTTCGTTGCTGTTAAGCCTAATGTAGATTTCCCTTTAATTTTCTTATATGGAAAGGAATACATGTTATGTAACTTATTTGAGATTGAATATGGAGTTAGTCCTTCTTACCCAGCTTTACATAAGCAATACGAAGAAGAGCGAAAAGCTAAAGATATGTTAAAACTAGATAGTGAAATAGCTTTAAAGAAAGGAGCAGGACTTTTTGCTACTAGTAATATACCAGATCCTAAAGCACCTGTCTTTATTGATAAAACTAAATACAAGTAATGAGTATCTTTTCCTTAGAAAACCACGCAATCGTAATAGATCCAGGCTTGTTACCTATTCCGGAGTTTAAAGTACTCTGGGATAGGGATAAGGACAAGAACAAAGCTACAGCTTATAAGGAACTTTGTTTTGTGTACTACATGGCTGACTACAAATCTCCATACAATAACATTGAGGAGGAGTTACGAGAAGATAGAGTTAGGGAAGACTACATCAGAGATTCCGAGTGGAAACCTGACATCTATGTACAGGATGCTATCGACAAGTACAAGTTACTACAAGAGACTCCAACTATGAGGCTCTTAGAATCAGCTAAGATAGCTACAGCTAAATTAGCTAGTTACTTTAGAGAAGCTTCACCAGAAGATAAACAATACACTTCTAATCTTGATAGGTTAGGAAAGATCGTAGAGTCTATTGATAAATTAGAACAGAAAGTTAAATTAGAACAAGCAAGCGATGTTAGAATCAGGGGAGGCGGGGAAGTCCGCAGGAGAGAACGATGATCTATTCGGGTCAATCCAAAAACTAAAACTACATCCTAACACAACGGTTACAATACTTAAACCTCTAAAAGATTACTACGGTATGCCTATCATGGTAGAACTAGTAAATGAGGAATTAGAAGAACACAGAACAATCAGTAAAGACTTATACGACTTATTATGAAAAATATTTATTTAGCTAATAAAAAAACAGATGAAACAAACGACGTAGTGATTTTTGAAGGCTACGTATGTGAAGATGGTAAATGTGTCTACGGACAAATTGCCTTTGAAAAAGAATTAGAGCCAACTACAGATTATGTATTTGGTAGATTTGGGCAGCTAACAACTAGACAAGTTTTTGAAGCAGTTGCTCCAGAATTATCAGAACCAGGTAATCCGTTTGTACCACTTCAAGATGAAAAAGAGGTATTGGAAATTTTAAATACTAACGTAATGGCTATTTTAAACTATGAAAAAGAAACCAACTAAGAAAGGTGGTAAATGTTAATTAACTTATGATAAAACCAGACTACATAATCAAACCTTTAATGTTCGTGAACACGATAGAGTTCTCACGAGCGGCTCAGCACTTCGTACGCTTTGGTAAATATACCTTAGCTAAAGAAGGCACTCTACCCCATAAGGAATTCTGGGATGAGGAAGAGAGACGTTGTAAGGAAGGTTATACAGTTGGTGGAGTAAGGATTACAGGAGAACACTACGCGTACTTAAACTACGCAAGAATACGACTAGCAGAAACTGAGGGAACTAGGATACGTAAGTATGAGGGGTTCCCCCGTTTTCTTGATATGGATTACTACTACTATCACGAGCTTGAAAGAGCTCGAAGTGATATGCAGGGTATGATAGTTGCTAAGTCCCGTCGTAAGGGATTTAGTTACAAAGGGGCGTTTAATCTAGTTTATGAATATAACTGGATACGCGAAAGTTTTTCAATTATTTCAGCCTTTATGGGTGATTATGCAAACACCACAATGGGTATGGCTCTTGAGATGATCAACTTCTTGAACAAGCATACGGATTGGGCTAAGAGAAAATTAATTGATACTCGTACACATATCAAGTCAGGATTTAAGGAAAGAGTAAATGAGATTGAGGTAGAGAGTGGTTTCAAATCAGAAATCTTAGCTCTGTCCTTCAAGGACAACCCCTTCAAGTCAATTGGTAAGTCCGCAGGGATTATGCTCTTTGAGGAGGCAGGTAAATGGCCTGGTCTAATTGAAGCTTACATGCTTTCTAAGCCACTGTTCTATGATGGGGACGTACCAACAGGTATCCCAATCATCTACGGAACAGGAGGGGACATGGAAGGAGGTACACAGGACTTCTGTGATATCTTCTATAAGCCATCAGCTTACGGGTTGAGGGCCTATGAGAACATCTGGGACGAGAATGCAGTAGGAGAATGTGGCTGGTTTGTGGATGACTCGTGGTTTAAACTACCACATGTAGACTCACAAGGTAACTCTGATAGACAAAAAGCTCTAGATGAGCTAGATTTACAGCGTGAGAATCTAAGAAAATCAGGTAATAAGCGCGCATACGAGAAATTTATTACTCAAAATCCTAAGACACCAGCTGAAGCGTTCTTAAGAACCACTGGAAACATCTTTCCTGTAGCAGATTTGCTGGAAAGATTGTCGTACTTAGAGAGTAATCAGGCTTTACAGGACAAAGAATGGACTGGAGAGCTAGTTTTCAACGCTGAAAACAACGTAGAATTCAAAATAAACCCAAAACTTTTCCCTATTAAGCAGTTTCCACTAAAAAGTGATGCTGAAAAAGATGGTTGTGTCGTAATTTTTGAGCATCCATACACGCGAGAGAACGGCGAAATCACTCCGGGACGCTATGTTGCAGGGATTGACCCTTACCAACAGGATCAAGCTGCTCATTCTACTTCCTTAGGAAGTTGTTTTATCTTTGATAGGCTGACTTCTAGGATTGTAGCTGAGTACACAGGTCGTCCACCATTGATGAGAGACTTCCATGAGCAGGTAAGACGCTTACTAATCTACTACAGAGCTAAGGCTTTGTATGAAAATCAGATTAAGGGTATCATGGACTACTTCTCCTCAACAAATTCCACCTACTTACTAGCTGATGAGCCAACTATTATCCATGACATCATCAAGAAGACCTCTGTAAACCGTAAGAAAGGTATGCACATGGTTCCTCAATTGTCTGAGTATGGAGAAGAGCTCATTAAGGAATGGTTATTGTCACCATCAACAGATGAGGGAGTAGCTAACCTAGCTAAAATTAGAAGTATCCCTTTACTTAAGGAACTTATCTCGTACGATCCTGACCCTGATAAGAACTTTGACCGCGTTATTGCGTTGATGTTCTGTCTATACATGGGCGCAGAGAAGAGAAAGCAACGTGTTGAGGACATAGAGAATGCTAGAAATGAGGAACAGGGATTCTTATCCTCAGACTTCTTCAAGACAGGGTTTAAAAGAGGTGGTAGATGGTAGGATGCTATAATATCCTGCAAAAAATTTGCAAAACTTCTGCAAAGAGGAAGATACAGAACTATCTTTGTAGTCTAAATAAGAAAATATGGATTCAGATAACTTAATAATGCAAAACTGGCCACGCCAGAAGCTCCCGTATTCCAAGAAAACAACTCAATGGAGGGAGAACTGTGTGAAGTCAGTTCTAAAGCATTGTAAAAGCTTACAAAACAATCGTAGGAGTCCTTCAAGCGCGAAGCAGCGTAATTATAATCTGTTAAACAACAGGATTAACAAATCAGATTTTGAGTATACACTAAACCCTTTCGATTTAAGAAAGGACAGATTGAATGAGTTCCAGCTCCCAGCATCCTTACAGCCTTATGATGTAGCATCGCCTACATTCATGTTGTTGTTTGGTGAGGAAGCTAAGCGTATGTTCAATCCAGTGGTTCGTGCTATCAACTCCGATGTGGCTTCAGAGAAGCTAGTTAAGAAGCAGGAATATATCATGCAAGCCCTAACAGCTTTGCTTACTCCTAAGCTTACAGGGGAAGATAAAGAACCAGTAACTCCAGAGCAGGTAGCTAAGTATATGAACTACTCTGTTAAGGATGCTAGAGAGAGTGTATCTGAAAAGTTACTACAGTATTATAAACGTTACTTACGCCTATCCGATCTTTGGATGACTGGGTGGAAGGACGCATTAGTCTCTTCAGAAGAGATTTATAGAATTGATGACATTAACGGAGGGCCTAGGGTATCTAGGGTAAATCCTTTACAGATAGAGTTTGTGTTACCAAGTAACACTGACTATATTGATTTTGCAGATATGATTCATGAGCAGAACTACAT